GCACTGGTGCGTCTGAGTTAATCTCAACCACCGGCACAAGTGCTGATGTATACCCCATCTTAGTCATGGGTATGCATGCGTTTGGCCATATCGCGTTAAAAGGCAGTCAAGAAGCTGGCGGCGCCATCAAGCCAATGCTTCGCAATCCTGGTACGCCTACTTTTGGTGACGAACTGGGTCAAAACGGATCAGTGGCATGGAAAACATACTACTGTTGCGAAATCCTCAATGACTTGTGGATGGTGCGTATTGAAGCGGGTGCGTTAGCAACTCCTTCTAACACCTAATAAGCAAGTAGCAAATACAGCCTCGGCATTCGCCGGGGCTTTTTTTGGGAAAAATAAAATGTTCAAAATCACTACTTCAACATCGAAGCAAGATATTGTTGATTACGCCGACACTGAATTAGGTGCCAAGCTTAATATTGAAGACACCAAAGCGAAGTTAACTGAGCAGGTTCGTGAGCTTGAAAAGGCCGCTGGCATTACCGTAGATGAAGCCGCAGATAAGCCGGAAGTTAAAGACGTTTCCAAGTCAAAGAAAAAGCCCACTAAAGCGGTTATTCGCATTCATCAACCACCTTCGCGTGATGACGAAAAAGAGCCGGACACTCACTGGCAAGGCGTTTTGAATGGCGTTAACTACCAAGTCGCTTACGATGAAGAAGTTGAAGTGCCTTACGGCATTTATGGGATCTTAAAAAATGCGGTAGAAACCAAGTTTCACACCAAGAAAAACCCAAAAACCGGGCAGAATGAAACTATATCTAGCCGTGTTCAGCGCTTTCCATTTTCATTAATCAGAACAATTGATTAATCACTATGACCTTTCTTGATATTTGTCGCGCCGTTCGGAAAAAAAGCGGTGTAAGTGGTGACGGTCCCGCTACGGTGATCGGGCAGACTGGCATAATGGAGCGTATTGTCGATTGGGTTCTTGATGCTGAGCGTGACATTGTAGCGTCTAAAGACCAATGGCAATTTTTGCGTCTTGTTGCTACCGGCACGTTAACCGCCGGACTGTACCGCTATACCGTTGATTCTCTTGGTATGTCACCAACTAAAACGGTTAATAACGTTTACGTGGCTGGGCAGTCAATTGAAGTGGTTAAATATCAGGACTGGATAAACAACATCGTTGAATACGGTGATTATTCAAAAACGGGTAGGCCTTCAGTGGTGACGTTAACGCCCGATCAGCGCTTACAGGTTTGGCCTACTCCAACTGAAACCTTAGCTGTGACAGTTGATTATTACCGTCAACCTACCACAATGGCTAATAACTCTGATGCCAGCATCATTCCTGCTTTATATCACCAAGCAATCGTGCATAGGGCGCTTATGTTCTATGCCGATTACGAAGAAGATATGTACCGGTACGGGCGGTCGGAAGTTGAGTTTAATCAATGGATGGCAAGGCTGTTAATCGAGCAATTACCAAGCTCAGACTTCAAGCGCGGTGTATTTGGTGGCTGATACCCAAGTAAAAGGCGTCATTTTAAAAGGCGGCGTTAACCTTGCTGGTTCTGTCTTGGAATTAGAGCCTGGCGAGTGCGTTCAGCTATTTAACTATGAAGTTAATTCGTTAGGTCGCAACCAGAGAATATTGGGCTATGAGCGCTTTGACGGGCAACCGGCACCATCCGCTACCATATCAAGCGATTTAGTAGGCTATCCTTTTGCCGATGATGAAACTGAAGTTGCCGCCATTTTAGCGGAAAAAGCATCGAGACGAGCAGACATTCAAGCGGTTCCAGGTGAGGGGCAAATACGTGGCGTTGTGTCATATAACGGCGTGGTGTATGCCTTTCGCGATAACGTTGGGGCGACTGAATGCAAGATGTATAAATCAAGCGCTTCAGGCTGGGTATTGGTAACTACACCAACATTATCACCTGGTGGCCAGTATGAATTTGTGCAAGCTAACTTCACCGGATCAGCCGCAAGTAATAATCTTTACGGGGTTGATGGGGTTAACAAGCTATTTTCGTTTGACGGCACTACCTTCACTCAAATAACGGGCAGAATAACACCGGACGCGCCTATTCATTTAGAAGTGCTGCCATCACAGGTTTTACTGCTGGCGTATCGAGGCGGTTCATTTTTGTTTAGCGCAGTTGGCGATCCAACAACATTTGACCCGGTGGATAACGGCGGGGAAATTGCTGTATCGGACGAAATAACTGGGATGTCTGTGCAGGCCAATAATTCATGCGCCATATTTTGCCGCAACAGAACGTATGTGCTTTACGGTAAAAGCTATGTCGATTTTGACTTGCAAACACTGTCAAGAAATACCGGTGCAATGCCCGGATCAATTCAAACTATATCAGATGCAATCTACTTGGATGATAGAGGGCTAGCCAGATTAGACCGTGTTCAGCAATTCGGTAACTTTGACATGGCAACGGTCAGCCAGAAAATAGAGCCGTTGTTACGTCGTTACATCACCAGAGTAACAGCAAGCTTTGTAATCAAAGAGAAGAATCAATACCGGCTTTGCTTTGATGATGGCACGGGCATCATTGCCACGATGTATGGGCAAGAGGTGTCGGGCTTTAGCAGCTTCGATTTTGGGCGAGTAGTTCGCTGCGCTTATTCAGGTGAAGACTCAACAGGCAAAGAGGTTGTGTATTTTGGCAGCGATGATGGCTTTATTTATCAAGCAGAGAAAGGCAGTAGCTTTGATGGTGAAGAATTATCGTTTGTGTGCCGCCCTGCATTCGCTAACTTTAGAAGCCCGGACAGTAAAAAAAGGTGGAAGAAGTTAATTTTAGAAGTCGATACCGCAGGCACCTGTACGCTCAACGTCACACCAGATTTTAACTATTCAGATCCAGACGTACCCTTTGAAGGCTCCACAGAGATAGTAGTTATGGGCGGCGGTGGCTATTGGGATGAAGCGATATGGGATGAAAGCCGATGGTCTGCAGCGAGTACATTCACGGCAGACATCTATATTCATGGCGTGAGCAGGAATATTTCTGTTGTCGTTTCTGGCTCAACCACTGAAGACCCGCCCCACATTTTAAATAGCTATTTAGTTCACTACTCACCTAGAGGTCGCAGACGATAACATGAGTAATTCGTTTTATAACTATACCGTTCCTGTTGCGCCCGGCACGACAATTCGATCTGATAAATACAACACGGACAATCAATCAATTGCTGTTGGCTTTGACGGTGTGGAGGAGCAATTAGACCTAAGACTAAAGTTGCCAAGCGGCTTTGCAGGTAGCGCCCAACTACCAGCCCTTGAAAATTCATCCTTTATCTACGTTACGGCGGAAGGTGAATTTGGTTATTACCCTTTAGCTACGATTGTTGGCCAGTCAGAAGCGGTAGAAGGGTGGCACGATCAAGTCAATATCTGGCAAGCAGAGGTTGAAGCTAATAAAGATGTTGCTGTGGCGGCGGCATTAAGCGCTCAGTCTTATGCTACTGCGGCAGGCCAACCAACCATTATAACCGATGGCGGCACACTTAATGTGCCTAATGGCGCCGAACGGTTAGTGATTGTTTGCCTGGGTGACGCGACTATTAATCTACCGGCTACCCCTGCAACAAACGCAAACTACACAATAAAGTCAACCGGATTAACCGGTATTATTACGATCAACACAAATGCCGGAGCAAATGACCATCAAATTGACCTGCAAGATGGCAATACCGATTATAGCGGCACAATCACCGGGCAATTTGAATTAGAACTACTCTGGCTTGGTGCCGGTGTTTATAGAGGGTATTAAGTATGGGATTTAGTTTAAGCGCACCACGCAAGAGAATTCAGCGAGGCTATGCGGCGGCAAATGCTGGGCCTATTACAATCGACGCCGTTGATATGGCAAGCGCACAGTTAACCATAAGCGGCACAAGTGGCTTTAGGGCGTCAGGTGGTAGTGGTGGTGGTTCAGTAGGCGGCAGGCTGTTAAACAGCACTACAATAGAGCTATCGCAGGGCGCTATTGAAGGAAACAGCACGGTGACGTATGGATCGGCGTATTGGGAGATTTCAGACGATGCATAACATTGCGGTTTTAAATACTGATAAAAATTTATGCACACAGGTTAAACAGGTTGGAGCCGGTTATGTAGTGACTGAATTTGATGTCATTGTGCCTGAATTTGACTTTAACCTTGTTGGCAAAAGTTATGACGTAAATACCGGATTTACTGAGTATGTGGCGCCGCAACCAGAGCTAATCCCCATTATTATTAATTCAGTGTCCAATACATTGACCGGGTTTGAAGATGGTCCTAACCAGTACACGGTGGCTGAGTTAACCGATGTGATTGCAACAGGTACGCTGGCTGTAGCAGATTCAAAATTCAGGGTGCCATTTAAGCGGGATGATGGAGCAATACGCTTCATGGTGGCTGAAGTGGTTGGCGGCGTATTTACTCTGACAATGAACTTTAAAACGGGCGGCAAATGGATTGTTAATCAAGAACTGGTTAATTCATCTTATCCGGCGCCGGTATTTGGCATAACCGAACAAACGTTCATGGTGATATAAATGGCAGTCGTGCAAACCACACAGCAGAACAACCAAAACAACCAAAACAAAATGGTCGTTTCAACGCCGACTAAAGCCACCAATAAAACGGTGGTACCTGTCAATCAATCAACAACTGAAAACATGAGTGCTCAAGTTGTGCCACCAGAGGCTACAGGGGGTGATTTAAATAATCCAAAATATGCCACAGGTGGCTTGATAGGTGAAGCAGTTAAAACAACATTCACACCAGCCGAATATAAAAGCGATGGCTACACTGGTGTGCAAGGCAAAGAAAATTACAGCTATAAACCTAGTGATGATTCATTAGTTGAAAATCGCATTACTGGACTACTTGACCCAAATAGCGCGATGATGCGCAAGGCTATCGCCAATTCTCAGGGCTTTATGGCTCAGCGTGGATTACAGTCTTCAAGCATTGCCAATGAGTCGGCTTTATCCTCGATGATTGATAAGGCATTGCCCATTGCCTCACAAGATGCATCAACGTATGGCAATGCGGATCAGATGGGGTGGCAAAATTCGTTTACTGCCGAGCAGAATAATCTTAATCGCAGGCATGACGCTTCCATGTTTGACAAAAATGGAGCCTTGCAAACTAACCTGCAAAACAATCAATTTGGGTTTCAGAATAACCAAAATAATGCTGATAGAGAAAACTTGGTTAAAATGGAGTACCTACAGCAACAAAATAAACTTGGTTTGCTGGATGCCCAAGGCAAGCAAGAGCTTGAGCAAATAGAGCGTAACGCCGAGATTACTGCGCAACGTGATAGCGTTCTGAATCAATACCAGTTAGAGCAGCAAAAACAAATAGAAGATCTGCGCTATAAAAACGAGCTTGGTTTGCTGGACGTAAGAGGCAAACAGCAGTTGGTTGAACTAGAAAAAGAAGCTGAATTAAACGCTGCCAGGGATGAAACAATACAAAAGTACAACCTGCAAAATGCCGACACTCAATATTTAAGAGACTTAGAATTAACGAATGTAAAGTATCAAAAAGAGGACAGTAACTTTGTAAAAGAAGTTGACGCAAGAAATGCCGAAAATTACAAAATTGCTTCATCTAATGCGTATAACAACTATATGGCGCAAGTTTCTGCCGTTTACAGCAACCCAGAAATGACACCAGCACAACAAGCAGCAGGCGTTCAAAAGTTACAGCAAATGTTTGAGTCGCAAAGAACGCAATTACAAGCTATATACGGATTTGCTGGACAACCTGAAGGACCTAATGGACAAGAAGCTCCCACCACGGCAGGAGGTGAGCCAACTAATACTGGCAATCAACCGGCCACTACTGCGCCAAACCCAGCAATACCACCTGGCAGCACTAAGCCTTTTATGCCGCCCAAATATGATGATCGATTTAACCGTGACGATTACAGATGATTAGGATCGGCGGCCACGGCGATATAAATGCATGCATTGAAATTGGCAAGGCCGTGATTAGCTCGTCATTAACACATGATTGCGAGGTTGACACAGCCAAAGCATCAAAAGCGTTTAGGCGAGCGATAAGCGACAAGAACATGGAATTTTTCGTGGCACAGAAAGCCGACCAAGTGGTCGGTTTTTTATTGGCCATTAAAGACGAGCATTGGTTTTCCAATTCCAGTTATGGGACGGATTTTGCCTTTTGTGTATTGCCCGATCACGCTGAGCAAGGCGTGTGGTTATTGCGCCGATTTATCCGCTGGTGCAAAGCATTCAATATTCCAATGATGATGGGGTTATCGACGGGTATGGACGTAGACGGGAGAACCGGGAAGATGTACGAAATGCATGGACTGCCACGAGTTGGCGGCATTCATGCCACAATTAAGCAGGTATTAAAATGAGTGGAATTGTAAAAGCGGCAAAAAAGGTGTTTAAAGCGGTCACTAAACCGGTGAGAAGCATTGCTAAAAACGTGGTGAAAGTTGTTAAGAAAGTGGTCAAGTCCAAGGCGTTTAAGGTGATCGCTATTGGCGCAGCTATTTACTTTGGCGGCGCGGCGCTAATGTCTATGGCAGGAGGCGGGACGGCATCAGCCGGACTCGGCTCCGCATGGGGAGGACTTCAAGGCGCAGGATCGGCAATTGCTTCAGGCAATGTTAGCGGGGCGTTCTCTGCACTTAGCTCTGGTTTTACTGGCGGCGCGGCGGCGGGCGCTACTGGCACATTTGCTAGCGGTCAGGCGTTAACAAATGCGGCGATAGCTGGGAATGCGGCACCGGCCATTGCAGGGGCAGCGGCACCCGCTGTTAATACGGTAGGAGTCGGCAGCACTGCGGCAGGTTACTCACCAGAGGCAATGAGTGCGTGGAGCGCGGGACAACCAACGGCAAGCGCCGTAACATCGGCCGGGGCAGCAACCACAGGCGGCACATCATCTGGCTTATTGTCTAACGTATGGAATGGGCTTGGCGAGGCTGGAAAATCCGCTGTTATCACGTCTGGCGTTAATATGGCCGGGCAAATGCTGCAAGGGCAGGCTGAGGAAGATGCACTAGAAGAATCACGTAAACGCCGCACATATTGGGGCATGGATGGCGAGGGCAATAATTCTGCCTTGCCTAACGGCGGCTTACTGAGTTATGCCGCACCCAACACCCAACAAGGTCAATCCAATTCAAACTGGAAGACGACCCTTGATGATTTGATTCAAAAACAAAAAAATGTGGTAGGGGGTTACGGTGGTTAATCAGCGCATGAAAAATGAAATAGAGCCGCAAGAGCAGCAAATGCAAGAAATGGCCGACCCAAGCATGGAATATTCAGAAACGGAAAACGAGCAACTACAGGAAGGTGAGATCCAGGCTACACCTGAAGAACAGGCGGCATTAGAGCAGGCTTATGATTTGGCCATGCAAATGGTTCACGGACAGGGGCAATCAGGCGACAAAATTGCACAGATTGTACTTAATGCTCAGGACGTAACCGAGGGTATTGGTCAAGCTGTTGCAACGGTGATTATCGGTGTTGAGAAAAAGACAGGCGGCTTGCCCGATGACATTAAATTGGCGCTTGCTCAAGAAGTGCTAGCCGAACTTGCAGGTTTAGCGGTTGAAGCCGGTGCTTTATCAGAGGATGAAGTAAGCGACGAGTGGATCGATTCTGCGGTAAGCCAAGCATATTCAAATTACCTGTCAATGAAAGAATCAATGGGTGAGCTGAATCAACAAGAACTTGAAGCGAGCGTTTCTGAAGCAGAAAAGTCAATGGGTATTAGTGTTCGCAATCAACAGGCTAATCAGCCAAAGCCACAACAAAAGCCATCCGGCCTACTTGGTCAGGTTTAAGGGGTAGATCATGAACTGGGGATTGATGAAAGGCATAGGTCGCGGATTATCTCAAGGCGCTGGCATAGTTCAGCAAGGCTTGGCTGATGATAGAGCAGCAAAATTGCAGCAAATGCGTGACGAAAGCATAGAGCGCAGATGGAAGGCAGAGCAAGACACCCGCGAAAAGCAGCGCACAGAAGATG